TTTAGTAATAGACTCAGGACAAAGAACTAAATCTAAATATAATAGAGATTGTGTATTATGGCAAAGAAAAGACCAAACAAAGCAGAGAGAGAATACATGAGCAAGGTTGCCAATCATGGTTGTATAGCTTGTGAGATTGATGGCAAGATAAGTCCAGCAGAGATACATCATATCAGAAATCACACAGGAATGGGTCTAAGACCCTCACATTTTGATATTATTCCTTTATGTGCCTCACACCATAGGACAGGTAAAATATCGGTTCATTTAAACAAAAATGCTTTTATTGAAAAATATGGAACAGAACAATATCTACAAAAAAAAATAAAACAAAGAATTGAAGAATGGGATTCTTTAACAAGTATATTTTAATATGAGTAGAAAATCAGGATATTTTTTAGTTTATAGAGATATATGGCGGTCTCCTGTTTTTAAAAATTTATTACAATGTAGTTGTTGGATATACATGATTAGTTCTGCAAGTCATCAAGACAAAGAATTAAGATTTTTAGATAATAAAATATTTGTTCGTAGAGGTGAATTAATTATGCCTTTACGAGTTACAGCTAAAAGATTTGGTATGTCATATTCAGAAATGCGAACTTTCATACTAAGGCTAGTACGAAGAAAAATGATAACCACAAGACACCACCAGCTACAGCCCACCAACAACCACCCTAGCCGAAAAGTTACTTTAATAAGCCTTGTTAATTACGACAAATATCAATATGTGGATAAGTTACAACCAGCATCAAACCACCTATCGCAACAAGTACTAATACACAATACTAATACACATACTAAAATAGGGTCTAGCAAAGATAAGGTTGTTAATGATGGGTATAAACAAATATCAGATTGGGGAGAATATAAGATACTTTTGAAAGATGGAAAAAAATACAAAAAACATAAATGGAAAGATGAGCCTATATCTGAGTACAAATGGTAGGAATATTGAGAATATTTAAATATGTTAGAAAAAGATTGATAAAACTATCAATAGAAAATAAAATGCTAAAAAGGCAACTAGAATATTATAGGGCTGTTTTAGAATCAATAGATAAAAGCAAACATTAAATGGTCAAAAAAAAGTCAAAATACAAACATATTTCAATTAACAAAAAACAATATTACTTTTATAAAATAACATGGTTAGATATTTTTGGTGATGCTGGACACAGAGATTTTGAGTCATTAAGCAATATGAAACCAGCTACAAAAATAACTTATGCTTTTTTATTTAAAAAAGATTATAAAACTTTACATACCTTTAGTACTTTTGATGAAAAAGATGAGGAATTTTCTGATTGTAATGTATTTCCTATTGGTTGTATAAAAGAACTTAAAAAGATAGAGATTTGATAAATTTTCCAAAAAAAAAATTTGATATAATTTATGCTGATCCACCTTATCCTATAAAATGGATTGGAAGTTCAAGTATTGGAACAAAACATATAGATTATGCTACAATACCTGTATCTGAAATTTGTTTGTTACCTGTAAAAGATATAGCAAATGATTGTTCTAAATTATTCTTATGGACTTCAAATGCTTTTTTACCTGAAATGCTAGGTGTTGTTAAACATTGGGGTTTTACTTATGATAAGTTATGGACATGGTGTAAAAAAACAGGTGCTGGTGGACACCCAAGAAATGCTACTGAACATTTAATAGAATCAAGCAGAGGTGCTTTAAAAAGCATAGGAAGAAATCAAAGTCCTTATAATAATTGGTTTGAGGCAAAAAAAGGTATTCATAGTGAAAAACCTGAACTAGCAAGAGATATAATTGATTATTGTTATCCAAATGCTACAAAAATTGAATTATTTGCTAGAAGAAAATTATTAAAAGAAAATTGGTCTTATTGGGGAAATGAGGTATAAGAATCAATAATGAAATCCGACATAAATAAGGCAGAAAAGAAGAAACAATTAGGCAGACCACATAAAGCTATAGATGAAAAAATATTAGCAAATCTAAGTCAGATTGGTTGCACACAAGAAGAAATAGGTAGCATTGTTGGAATATCTGCAAGAACATTACAAAGAAGATTTGCCGATTTATTAGAAGTTAATAAAAACAAAGGTAAAGCTAGTTTAAGAAAAAGAATGTACGAAAAAGCTATGAAAGGTAATGATAAACTTTTGATTTGGCTGTCTAAAAATTACCTAAACATGGTAGATAAAGTTCATACAACATCTACAACAGAACCCTTACCATTAATCATTGAGGCAAAAGCAGAAGAAGTAAAAGATTTGAATGGCAAAGAAAAAGGGTAATCTTTATGGCAAGGTCATAGCCTACGAGCCAACTTTTCACAAAACATCAATAGGTCGTAATCCAAGTAAAACTAAAATGAATAAACATAAACGAAGATCATTTAAAAAATACAGAGGTCAGGGTAAATGAAACGATCAAACTTTTATCCTAATGGTGAGTTTATACCCTACCAAATGCCTCAGGATTACAGACCATCACAAGGTAGAGGTTCATGTGGTAATTGTGGTATGTTCTCTCAAAGAAGAATGTTTTGCGGTGTATTTAGGACTCAAGGAGTAAAAGACACTTATGTTTGTAACAAATGGCGACCAAGACATTTTAGAAGATAATGGAACTAATAATTTTAAATGATGGTCTATATCAATTAGTTCCTGTAACAAAAGAAATACTAAAAGGCATAGAAATAATTAGTGAGGCAACTTGTTTTGATATGTGTGATATTTTAAGACTCAAACTTACAGGATATGTTGAGAGTATAAATCTTCATGTAATGAATGATGGTAGTGGTTATCTTTTTGGGTGCATTTGTAGATGATTAGTGTTATTTACAAATTATGTCAATTCACGGAAATAGAAAATTAAATAAACCTTTTAGAACACCATCAGCATCTAAAAAATTTGGTGTATTTGTAAGAAACAAAAGGACAGGTAGAGTCCAGATAGTTCGATTTGGTGCAAAAGGTATGCCAATAAGAAAAAACAATCCAACAAGACAAAGAATGTTTTTTGCTAGATTTAGACCTATCTTAGCAAAAGTAAAAGGACAGAAAACATTGAGTCCAGCTTATTGGGCAATCCAATCATGGAAAAAAGGATTTAAGATATGAGTAAAAAAGATGATACAATTAAAGTTAGTTCAGAGTCTAAGTTACAATTACCTTTAGCAAACTTAATTGGAATTATTATTGTAGTATCAGGTGCAGTATTTGGTTATGCAAATCTTACAGGTCGCATATCTGCATTAGAAACAGCAGATACTTTGATGGAAAGTGATCTTTTAAAAAAAGCACAACAAGAACCAAAGAACTTAGAAATGTATATGTTAATAGAACATTTAGCATCTCAAATAGAATCTATTGAAAAAGAGATAGAGGCAAGTAGATACAATAAAGTCAATATAGATCATTTAAAAGAACAAGTAGATAATATAAATAAACAAATAGAAAAATTAAGAAATGGTAGTCACTAATGGAAACTATAATAGCTTTATTGATGTTTGTAGGTACTGAACAAAAACTTATAGAAATGACTTATATGCCATCAATCTCAAAATGCCTTGAAAAAAAAAGGATTAGCACGAGGAATAGTAATGCTACCTTTATGTGTTCGAAAGTAAAAGCTGAATTAGATGCAGATAATAAAATACTTAGGATAGAAAAATTAAAATAATTTATGTGTATTAAAAATGATAGATTGGGTGTTAAAAAGAATAGAAGTATTTACAAGGGCAATATTCCATTGGACTTGGAGAGTTCAAATGCACCGAAAAATAAAAAGGAAAAAGTGAATGGAATTTGTTTTAACTATGGTTATGTGTGCTTTTGTAGAGGGTAAAACAACTTGTATGCAACCACACTCATTTGAAGATAAATATACAGATGCCTATAGTTGTATGCTTGATGGTTATACAAGGTCTTATGACAAAATCGTTGAATTAGGTAAAGATGATGTTAATAAATTTAATATCTACATAAAATTTGGTTGTAATGAAAATCACTCTAACAAAACCTCAACATCTTATATCATCATCAAATAAAAGGTTTAGAGTATTAATATCAGGTAGAAGATTTGGTAAAACATATCTAGCTATAACTGAGATGATGAAATATGCAGCAATACCTAATCAAAAAATATGGTATGTTGCACCGACATTAAAGATGGCAAAAGACATTTGTTGGTCTAATCTTAAAGAAGTTCTTAATCAATTTAATTGGATAGAAGATATTAACGAAACTACACTTACAATAACTATAAGAAAAACAAATAGTACAATATCTTTAAAGTCTGCTGATATACCTGACTCATTACGAGGTACAGGATTAAATTTTTTAATATTAGATGAGTTTGCAGATATAGATAAAAGAACTTGGTTTGAGGTATTGAGAGCATCAATATCAGATACATTAGGAAAAGTATTAATGTGTGGTACTCCAAAAGGATATGGTAATTGGTCTTATGAAATGTATCTAAAAGGTAAGCAAGATCCTGAATGGGATAGCTTTCAATTCACTACTTTAGATGGTGGAATGGTTACAGCAAAAGAAATAGATCAAGCTAGACAAGACTTAGATCAAAGGACATTTAGACAAGAGTTTGAGGGAACATTTGAAAATTATGCTGGTGCTATCTATTATAACTTTCACCCTGTTGAGTCTGTTGTAAATAAAAAATTAGATTGGAAAAAACCTTTACATATTGGAATGGATTTTAACATAGACCCAATGTCGGCTTGTGTTGCACAAATAGAAAAAGAAAAGATATATCTAGTTGATGAAATTGTAATTTATTCAAGTAATACTGATGAAATGGTGCAAGAAATAAGAGATAGATATGGAACTAAATTACCAATATTTATATATCCTGACCCAGCATCAAGACAAAGAAAAACCTCTGCTGGCGGAAGAACAGATTTATCTATTTTGCAAAATGGTGGCTTTACAGTAAAAGTAAAACACAAACACCCAGCGGTAAGAGATAGAATAAATGCTGTAAATTCTAAACTCAAAGATTCAAAAGGTATAAGACATATTTTTGTTAGCAATTCTTGCAAATATCTTATAAAAGGATTACAAAGACAAACATACAAGGAAGATACAAATATTCCTGATAAAGAAGATGGGTTTGACCACATGAATGATGCACTTGGATATATGATAGATTATATAAAACCTTTAGTAACCCAAATGCCAAGTTCATTACCAACAAGATGGAACATTAAATAATATGGCTTATACAAGAGATGATGCTTACGATACTCACAAAGATTACAAAGAAAATGTAAATCTTTGGGAATATTATAT